TCGGCGGCGCGCGACCATCCTTTAGTGTCCAGCCTTGGCAGTTTGGCGACCCTGCAAAGAAGCGCACATGCTTCTGGACGCGCAACCTGCCGCCGCTGGTGCCTACATCCGACATGACAGCCAATGACGCCCGCGCAGACTGCCACCTCGCCCCGCCAAGCGCGGACAGGTGGAAAGACCGCAGCCGAACGTATCCCGGCATAGCCAATGCGATTGCAAAACAATGGAGCAAAGCATGACCCCCCAACAGCACGGAAGCCCCTTCGACCGGGGCCACGCCGACGCCTACTACGGCAGGCCAGAAGATCCTCATTACAAAGACAACGGCCACCGCATTGAAAAGACTGACATGACGCCCGCGCAGGTGGACGCATACTATGCCGGGTATGAGCAAGCCATAAGGTACGGCGACCAGAAAGATTGGGGAGAGTGATGATGACTGACGTTTTATCCAGCATTTTGCTTGGCGCTCTGATTTTGTTCGCCATCGAACCAACAGTTTTTGCCAAACCCGTTGCGGAGTTTGTAACCGCTGTTCAACAGGAGATGACCAATGACACAAGCAAAGAGGCCATTGACCGCGTGTGTTACGACGTTGACGAATACCGCGGCCAAATTCCACGTCAACGCGCCTCAGACATGATTTGGACCTTAGCCGCCGAGCGTGACGCGCTAAAAGCGGCGCTGAGTGCCTTTGATCCACACATCATCGGGCATGGGCCGTCAACTGATATGCAAATGTTGCACGATGCTCAGATGAACGCCCGCGCAATTCTGGAGGAAACATAATGACCAATGACACCAGTCCAGACTTTGATGGGTTCGCAAGAGCAATCCTTGAGCAATGGCCGACGGGCGATATTGATGGCTGTGAGCTGTTTGAGCTGTGCGTCAGCTACGGGATGGTCCGAGAAATCCCCGGCGGCTACGACCCGGACCAGCACATCGACGCTGAGGGCATATGCCCGGAGCGCGGCGACCCTTGGTACGAATACACCTTTGATCCCAGCAAGGGCGGGCCGGGATTGTTTTCGGTCCTTGATCTTCGCGCCGAGCATGACGCCGCCGTTGCCCGCGCCGAAGCCGCAGAGGCGATAATTGCAATGGCCCAGGCGTTAGTCGAGGAAGCCGAACAATCACAAAAAGACCAACGCGCCATATTGGAGGGCAAGACCGATGACCAATAACATGAAAGACCTAGAAGCCATCTTCCGCCTGCTCTGCGCGCTCACCAGCATCGCCTTGGCCATCACCGCCGTGCTGCACCCTGACCCGGTGCCGTGGCTCTTGGGCAGCATACTTGTGTATATGTGGGGACAGTAGGAATGAGTAAAATATCTTTTCAACTCGGCGCAATAGCGCCGCACATCAAAAAGCAACTGCCGCAGTTGACCGACAGGGAAGCACAAAAAATTGAAGCGCATCGCGCTGCGATAAACCGGCTTCGTATCCACAGCATATTGACCAGATCAGAGGCTAAAAGGGCCGAGGGCAGACTAGTAAAGATGGTCTTTGATTCTTTAAAGGCGCTAGAATGACGGTAGGCAAACTTGTTTTCATGAACGCAGACGCGAAACCCAAAAACAAAACTGTGGAGTGCTCTGCAAAATCCGTGCCAGATATTATGGACTGGTATGGGTCATTCTATGCGGGCGATAGATACACCGTTGCCTTCAATGGCAAAAATGTGCCGATGGGCATAAATGGCGAATGCCTTGGGAGTGTGGAATGAGCAACGGTAGCGAACTCAAAAGCAAAGGCGCAAAGGCCCTGCGCGAGGCAGGCTTTGTGCCGCTGCCACGGCTATGGGTTACATGGGATCAGCTTGAGACGATCATCCGTATGGCCGAGGGGAACAAGGACGTGGTGAACGAGATCAGAGGAAAAGCAAACAGAGGAGAGACAGATGAGTGATGATATCAAAGAACACTTAGCTGACATGGCGGCGCTAAGCCAAAGCAAAACGCCAGCGAATGCACTGCGGCGCATCGAGGAACTGGAAGCCAAGCTGGCGAAGAAGGACGGCAACTTGGAGGAAACATATAGGCGCTGGAAGAACGGGGCTGACTTGCGGGTTTTAGCTAAAGCAGAGGGCTGCACACAAGAGCGCATGAGGCACAAGATGAAGCGATACGAGGAGGACAAGGTGCGCCGTCTGGAGGCCAAGATAATCAACGCGATGTATGAAGTAGCCACGTATTCAAACGACCCACATCTTGTAAAATGGGCGCGGGAGTCCTTGGCAGAACTGAAAGGAGAAACAGGTGCCCCAGAATGAATCTTTCGAGATCCATTATCAAAGAGCCTTGCGCAGTCTTGCGCCAGTTGAAAACCAGCGTATGCAGCAAGGCATGAGCGGCAAGCGGCCTATTCAAGATGAAGCAGAAACTGCACCGGCAAAAATCAGTGAGATAGACACGGCTCTTGTGTCATGCCTAGAAGCGATGAAAGAAGCCACAGTTGGCGACCTAAAGCACAAAATGCGCAAGGCGGGCTATCAACTCAGCCCGCAAGCCATCTCGCAAAAGATGCGCAGCATGGGTGAACTCGGACTGGTGAAGTCAAACGATGTTAGGGAAGCCGACGTGCGGATCTGGTCAATCCGAAAGCCTGACTAGCACCGGCAGGCAATCCCGCCGCGCGGCGGGCATACTGTCACCAGCCAAAGCCCCCGCGCAGGGGCGAACGTGAGGCGCAACAGCATCCAGCTTGGCTTGTGCCTCACCTTCCGTTTGCGATGTCGCGCAGCCGCTTAATGCGCTCGCTGTCAGTAGCGCCATAACCGACATCCAAATCGTCTTGCCGCTTGCGTTCATCACGGTAATCCTCTGCTGCGTCTGTACGCGCCTGTGAGCGGCCTTTGAGGTATGCAAGGCCCAACGTCGCCAGAATAGCACCAACGCCCGCCAGCGCGCGCCCCAGCTTGGTGTAGAGCCAAGTCAATTATCGCCCGCCGCCCACTTGCGGATGCGCTCCCGTGCGATCCACGCCAAGCCCGCCGCCGCCAAGATTGCTGACCCGATCACGATGTATTGCGCGGCCTGGTCAAGCTGGCCGATCGCCGTGGCAACGCCAGTAAGGCCCGCAATGCCAGTGGCCCCCGCCGCCTGCATGGTGGTGGACTGCGTAATTGACTTGCGCTTTTTCGGGCCTGCATTGACCTCTGCCCACCACGCGCCAGCATCAAAGCCTGGACATTGCGTGGCCGCGCCAGGCATGTCCCTGTGGCCGATCACCTGCGCGTCAGGGTAGCGGGCAAGCATCTCGCGGATCACGCGGATCATGGCCTCTTTCTGCGCGTCTGTGCGGGTGTCTAAGCCGGTGTTTGGGTCAGACGCATGGACGCCGCCCTCGTAGCAGATCCCAATGGAGTGCTGGTTGTGGCCTTTGACGTGTGCGCCGCGTACTGTCAGCGGCCTGCCCTTCTCAACCAAGCCATTCTTGCGGATGTACTTGTGATAGCCAATGCCAGCCCAGCCGCGCCGCTTGTGCATGGCATCAATGTCTGCCGCGCTGAAGTCGCTTTCCACCGGCGTGGCCGTGTAGTGGATAACGATGTAGTCAACATCTCTCTGCGTCAGGCTGGTCATTTGCCCACCTTCCCGATCAGTTGCTTTATATCCGATTGGATCTCCGCAAGGATGTCATGGATGCGCTGTCGGTCTTCACGCGCCGCGTCAAGATCTTCTTTTCGCTGGTTCCAGAGCCGTTTGATTTCGCGCTCGTTTTGCAGACCCTTTGCCTCCAAACGCACAAGCCACACCAAGAAAGCCACGACAGCGGCGGCGACTTTCCAGCTATGCTCCATCCATTCTGGCATGGCGGTCGTCCTTCTGTCAGTTCACCAAGGCGTCCCAGAGACGGTCTTCGGTGTCTTCTGGTCTTCGATCTGCTGCGCGAGGCGGGCTTCTGTTTCAGCCTTGTCGAAATCCTCGCTCGCCCACAGCCAGCCCAAAACATCCGCCTCGGTCAGTTGGTCAAATGGCACAAAGTCAGGAGCAGTGGGGTCAGGGGTGAAGCCCTCAGAGCCATAGACAGAGGCTCTGTATTCGCCGTCTTGGGCAGAGACACGCCAGTGGCAGACGATCACGCCGCCTGTGTCTGTTTCACGTTCGAGAGTTGCGATTGTCCAGTTGTATTCAGTCATTTTCCGTGTCCTTCTGCTGAGCCTCTTCAAGCTCTTTGATACGCGCCTTGGCTTGCTCAAGCTGAACCATCAGTTGCAGCCGCTCCATGGCGTAATGTGCGATGATGTCGTTGGGGTTCATAGTTTCTCCTTATGTCACGATTTTCAGGGTGCCGCCGTCAATGTAAATGTCCCCGGCAGACAGTCCGCTTGCAGAGGTGGGGAGGCCGACAACGGATAGCTTTGAGCCGGGGCTACTCGTCCCGATGCCCACGTTGCCTGATGAGTCGATGCGGAGGCGTTCGGAGGCAGCCGTTTTTATGGCAAAATATTGACTGGAGTTGCCCACCTCAATCTCAGCATCCACCACAGCTCCGAGGTCAACAAACTCAATCCCAGTAGTGCCAGATATGTCGAAGTCGGTAATCCGAATTTTGGCGGCTTGGCCCCGAACCTCAAGTAATTGAGACGGCGAACTCGTCCCAATGCCAACCCGATCAGTAGACGCATCCACAAACAGCGTGTCGGTGTCCACGGTCAGATCACCAGAGAATGTGCCGGTCGTCCCGCTAATAGCCGCAGGGGTGCTGCCGCCAATCACAGTGCCGTCGATGGTGCCGCCGTTGATGTCGGCTGTGGTGGCTGTTAAATCAGTAAAAACACCCGTGCTAGGCGTAACAGAACCAATCGGCCCCGGTTCGGTCAGATCGCCGCGCAGGTCTTCGGTGGAGAAGCCAATGCCATCTTTCGAATTGAACGTGACAACGCCAGTGCCAGAGTCATATGAGCCGCCGGTGAACCCGTCACCCTTCGGCCCCCGTCCAGCGGACACGGCGAGGGTGGCGTAGGTTGAGCCATCCGAGACGGAAATGGCGTTTGGCGATCCTTCGGTGCTGATCGTGACAGTGTACATAGCCATGATTAGTCCCTCGTGATGTCTTTGATGACGCTGATGACAAATGTCTGCGAGGAGTTTACCTCACCGCCAGCTTCAATGAATTCAATGTCGCACTCGTAGTTGGCAACACCCCAGGTTTCAGTCTCAGTGGCTGTCGCTGACAACGTGAATTGACCAGCGGTTGCATCAGTCTTCGTGACCGTCAAAGCCTGCAAAAGCGTGTCGTCGGGCAAGCGCAGTTGCGACGTGATGGTGAAGTTCGTGATGTCCACAGCAACGCCTTGGTTCTCAAGGGTGCAGGACAACTCGAACGTGTCGCCGCGCTTGTGTGTGATTGTAGCCATTTAAGCCTCCGAAGGTTGCGCGGATATTAGCACCGGAAAGGGTTTGAGGAAAGGTGGGTCATTCTGGGGCTGTGGGCCAGATATCAACTCAACACAGCAGCATTAACAAGTGAACCGTTGTAGCGATAATAATGCTGATCTGGTACGACTGCGGTTACATTTACCCTTCCGTCAGAGTCTCGCGTACTAGAAACAGTTGATCCGAGCGTCACCCAAGAACTACCATCAGCCGAAACTTGAACGCTACTTGCGTTGGGGGTTGGATTGTTTGTAGTCCCGGTATCATAAGGTCTAACAGTAATAGAAATTTGAATAGATCGACCTTCGGTGTTCTGAACCGCGACACCGCTGCTTAAAGACACACCACCCCAAGACTGACCGTCACCAATCTGAGTGTCTACCGTAGGTGTGACCAAAGCCTCAACAGCCGCCTTCACATTAGCAGGCGACACAAGGCTTTTAGTCGTAGATGTGCCAGCTTCCCAAGCGCTCGTTGCTTGATCTCCCAAAAGACCCGTCTGCGTCCCGCTTGTGTTCACGACGTTGGTATCGTCCAGAATGCAGAACTTGTTGGTGGACTGGCAGAGATAGCCCACGTTGATCCAAGCGTCATCTGCCTCAGAACGCATCTTGAGAATGTTGTTGCCGCTGTCATACCAAAGCATGTTGGCGTAGGTTGCTGATGGTGCTGTTGGGCCAGACGACAGCGTGGCAAGTGCCTCAAGCGCGTTATTCAAGTCCGTCCGCGTTGCCGGAAAGGTTTGATTGGCAATGTTAAAGTCATGCTGTGCCATTAATTGTACTCCACGATAGCTGACAGTGCCGTGATTGAAGGCGTAACATTGTCAGACGTTGATTTCAGAACTACCCGAAAGCGGAACGCGCGTCCATAAAACTCGCCCGCCCGGAACTGCTTGTAGGGCGACCACGTAGGCGTCCCAGTCGGATCGTCGGGCGTGGTCGAGATGTAGAACAGAAGGTTTGTATCTGCGAACTGCGCGTCGCCCCCAAGATCGTCAAACAAGCCCGGCGCATCGGTGAAGAGGCCGGGTGCATCGTCAAAAAGGCCCGCGCTTTCGTCCAGCCGCAAGACAGCCGCATCAACGCGCGCCCGAACGCGCCGTGCCGTGCTGTCATGCGTTTCTATATAGTCACTAAAGTCATAAGTGGCTTCGCTTGGGCCAGATGACGGGTCTGTAATCCGAAGTTCACCGCCTACCACCTCGCAGCCCGTCTTGGTGCCACTGAATGTCGTATCCTCTTGCTGCGATAGGCTTTGAGAGAATGACGGCACTTCATCGCTTGAAACGACAACGCTGGTATAGTTCTCGGACGCGATCCCGGTCTTGTCATATGCGCGGATCAGGTACGTCCCTGGTCGGGTGGGCAGGGCTACGCTTGTCCCCGGTCGCGGCACCTTATCAACAGCCGTGGTTGCGTTCGCCCAAGTCGCGCCTGTGATCTCAACCGCGTGGCGGATGCGATAGAACGACAAGTCCAGATCAGGGACAGGCTCCCATTCAAGCGTCGTAGTGCCTTCGCTGACCTCATAGAACATCCCGTCAACGTCTTGCGGAGGCTCAGCCGATCCAGCCGTCTGCACCGTGCCGCTGGTAGTGAACTCGCCAAAGTAGCCAAAGCTGTTGATTGCCCGCGCTCGAAAACGGTACTCCCCTGGCGGCAGATCAACAGCCTCATATGTGCCAAGCCCACCCGATCCCAGCGACTTCCATTCCGTGTCAGAAAATTCTTGAAACTGGACTTCCACGCGGTCAACCGCTTCTGGTCTTCCGGTCGTGATGTTGATCGAGATGACCTCGGTCAGCTTTTCCCGAACAACGCGCAGGCTTGGCACGATCTGGTCCGCCGGAATGCCCAGCGTAGGAACGTCCGTGTATGAAAGCAGGCTGGAATTATTGGCGATGATCGCCGTCTCTTCTGCATTCCAATCGTAGGCGGCTTCGCTTGTCTCTTGCAGATCAAGCCGCACAGAGATGCCTGCGCTTTCGCCGATATTCAGGTTCCAGCCCACAACCTCGAACTGCTTCTGATCCCAGCCATATCTCTCGTTCGTGAACGTAATGATGTCGCCCACCTCGACGTTGAACGCCTTGAGGCTGAAATCCGCCGACATGCTGATCTGCTCACGCGCCCGGAACAAGGTCAGCTTGGCGATGCGCTGCGCTGTGGCGGCGCTTGTGGTGAACGGCAACTCAAGGTCAAGCGGCAGCCGTTCGCCGCCGTCCTCGGCCTCAAACACGCTGCTTGTGATGGTCGGATAGTCAACCGTGATATAGTCTTCGTCCGCGTCATTGAACGTGCCAGACACTGCGTTGAAGGCGTCTCGCAGGTTTGTCAGCGGATCAACCGATATAGGCCCGCGCAGATCGTCCAGCGTAAAGTCCAGAACAGGCGCAGAATACGCACCCGCGACCAGATCCCACGCTCCCATGCCCCAGAACAGCGTTCCGGTGCAGCAAGTCGTCATCTGTTGCAGCACATCGCCAAAGTTCTTATCCGACCGCACAACGCCGTTCATGGTGTATTTTGGTTCTGCCTCGTATGCGGTCCCAGTGCCAGACCCTATGCCTGTCGCAGTGAAAAACGTGCCCACAGTATTGGCAGACGCGCCAATAGCAGTGAAATCCGTGTCGCCAACAGTCTTAATTTCGTACCTTTGACCAACTACAAAAGATCCTGCGGCCTCAGTTTTAGCTAGTCGTACATCTTCATCGCATTCATTCGCCGCGATCTGAAATGCCGCCTCGTCAATGTCGCTGTCCTGCAGGCCATAAGCCGCCGTCAGGAAGTCGCGCAGGCAAAGCGCAGCGTTGTTGCTGTAGGCTGTGGTGTCGTCGCGCGGATCAAACACCTTCTTGCCTTTGACCTTGGCCGTGATGAGCGGCAAGCCGTTGGCGAAAACGTCTTGATCGTACTCAAAGCGCGCGTAGATATAGGCGATGCCGTTGCCGACAAAGCTGGCGTCGATCTGGTCGCTTTCAGCAAGCAGGTCAGCATCGGCAGTCGTCTGATCGCCAAGGTGCTTATTTATGCGGATCTTGCCTGCAAACGGTCCGCTGTCCACAAGATTGGTTTCATCGTCAATAGTTACGATCTCGTCGTTGATATAAATATCGCCAATCTCTTCGACCTCATGGCCAGCCAGGGCGATCACACGATGCAGGAACTTGTTGTTTGTGCCTGTCGTTTCGTCATAGACAACCGTGCCGCCCTTTCGCACCTCGCCATAGATAAAGTCTTGCGGTGCAATCCCGTTGCGGTCGTTGACCAAAAGGCCAGCCGATGACGTGCCGAAACGGCCAAGGTCAGGCTTGGGCGCGAGGGCTTGCAGCGCCCATGATGTGACGGCGGTGACAGCAACATACCCAACAATAGCCCCAACCGTAGTAAGCCCAAAGATAGCACTCGCGCCCGCAAGACCTCCAGCACCAAGGCCACTCAAAATAGCCCCGCCAACGGTCACAGGATCACGCGGCGCTAGGTCCCAGTCGGCATGGCGCATCACGTTGTAGGGGATCAGTTCGCGCTTCATGGGAGCCAAGCATCCTTAATGTCTGTCAACGGCATGTATACCACACCCTCGTCCGATAGGAAAACGCCGCGACGGCCCGTGCTGATGCCCATAGCAACGCCTGTATGCCACCTTCTAGCCTTGTTCGTTGCGACCAGCGCACCTAGCGGCGGAACGCCATCAACATGCCGCCAGCGGGTCGCTATGGCCCCCTCCAGCGTAAAAGAGCCATAGAGCCGGTTCAGTTCGTCCGTGAGTTCCCGCCGCCCGATGATTTTATCGTCCTGCATGTACTTGCCAATCCACTCATCGGCCCAGCCGTGGCCGTACATGCGATGCCAAGCCTCGTTGGTGAACGTCAGGCAGTCATGCTTGCCCCACTCAAACGGGCGATGCCTGACCTCTGACAGGTAGGCATTCAGGCTTTCGCGCGGCCCCATACGATATCCTTGTCTTGCAGGTCAGCGACGAACGAAAAAAACGTATCGCCGGGGTGGCGGGACTGGTGGCTTTCGTGCGTATACCGCCAGTTTGACGCCTTTTCCAGCACCACCAGCTTACTGTCCACCTCAAGCTGCACCGTGCCTGTCTCGCCATTGTCTTCAAAAGGTATACGGTTGGCGCGGCCTGTAAATATCTCGACCGAATGGAACGTCCCGTCATCAGCAATGACGCCAAAGTAAACGCGCACCTTGCGATTGCGGATTGGCGTGGTCAGGCTCAGGCTAAGAACTGTCGCGTCCAGCCCAGCCAGCGTGATCGTGATCGACTTGGCCGAAAGATCGTTGACCTCTTGGAAGCCTGAGAAACCCAGCAGATTGCCAGCGCCGATAAAGGTATTGCCGTTGATGATTGCATCGCCGTAGCCTGTCCATAGCCGGATCGGGCCTGCGTCCAGATCCAGTTCCGCAGCGTAGAAGGGTTTGACCTCTTCAGATGTCAGGGCCGTGATGAAGTCTGCGCTTAGACCGCGTGGCATTAGATCGCCTCCATTGCGCCGAAGGTGACGCCATATTTGTTTTCGAAATTGATCGACCAAGCCTGCTCGTTGGATGCCAGCCGGAACCGCCCAACGGCATTGCTGACGGTAACAGATCCACTGCGCGTCCCTCGGATGTAGGGCCAGATCTCAAGCGTGGCCTCGCCGCTTACATCGGTGTCAGCCGCTTCTAGCACCTTGTGCAGCGTGGCCGTGCTGGCGCTGCCGATCTGGATATAGTCGCCCGGCAACAGCCAGCCCGTCTTGCTGGCCGAAGCGCCCGTTACAGTAATCGTGCCGCCAGTCTGGTCGGTGATGATGGGTGTGCCGGGGAAGGTCGCCGCTTGGCCCCTTGGATTGCAGGCTCTAGGGTCGCCAAGCAAGAATGTTTTTGCACGGCCCCTGAGAGATAAAAGCCAAGAGATCCACACTTCAGCATCTGCGCGCCCCATAGCCCGCAGTGAAATATCCGCTTGCCACATCTGACCAGCGTATTCATACGCCGTGCTTTGGAAGGTGAACGGCGACTGGCTTAGAGCCGTTGCGCTGACCCCGCGCAACTCAATCTCGCGAACGTCCTTATTGCTGGGCAATGCGCGCGGGTACGTTATCATGTGAAAGACCTTCCATAACTGCCGCCACGTCGCTTGGCGTCCACGACTGCGCCCTTGGCGCTCTCTGCAATCTGTGGCATCAGCGACTTGATCTCAGTCCGTACAGTTTGTTGTACGCCGGTGCTGACGTTGATCGTTTGATTGACCGTAACGTTGTCGCCGCCGCCGCCCATTGCGCTGTTTGTCTGCGCTGGGCTAAGAATGCGGCCATTCGTTTGCGGCACAAACAACTCGCGCCCGCTTTCGCCCGTCATGTAGGGCTGGCCAGCCTGCACAGAACCGCCGGACGCTTTGCCCGTAAGGCCGGTGAAGACGCTGCCCAAGATACCGCCGCCGCCCGATGAAAAAGACCCCACAAGGCGCTGCACCACAAGCACGCGGAACAGTTCGCGGATGATGTCAGCGGCCATAGACCGGAACGCATCTTTTGCCGACATGGTGCCGTCGATCATTGACATGAACGCGCTCTCCATGCTGCTTTCGACCTGCTTGAAAATATCATCGGTCTGCTCAACACTTATGCCAAGCGCATCAAACACAGGCGCGGCTTGGGCCAAGTTGTCAATCAGATCTTGCGTTGACCGAGACGCCCTAGATGTACCGCCCGCAAGGCGCTCGGATGCTTCGACCGGCTCCACAATGCTGTCGCCAAAAGAAACCATGCCGTTGCTGGCGTTCGAAAGCGCCTCTTCCAAGTCGGAAATGTTGCTTTCTGTGCGCTCAAGCTGATCTGTCATTTCTTCATCTTGTTGAAGAATTTGGTGGCGCTCTTGAATTGCTGCATTCAACTGGCGCTGCAAGTTCACCATTTCAGCAACTCGGCTCCCCTCATCAGCCGTTATGCCGGGCAAATTGTACCCATCTGGCAAGTCTTGCATTCGATCATCAAGGCTTTCAAGCGACTCAACGTCAGACGAAAGCCTAGAAATCTGATCAGTCAAGTCTTGATACTGACCGCTCCCAATTTGCAATGCCCGCTGTTCAGCAATAGCTGCTTTTGCATTTTCATGCCGGGCTTTTGCCTCTTCCAGTTTTTTGCGCGCAGCATCAACAGACATGTTCGTTGACTTGCCCAAGGCAATTTCAAGCTTTTGAGACTGCAATATCTCATCGCCCATCGCCTTCACGACATTGTCCGTGGCAATCTCAAGATCGCTTTGCGGGTCCAAAAATTCATCAACCGCCTTAATCGCGCCGACAACATTCTTCACAAATGATGCAAAGCCTTCCGCGCCAGCCACAATGATTGGCACAAGTTCAGCCAAGGCAACAGAAAGCTGCGCCTTGATAACGCGAGCCGCTGCGTCCAGGCCCGTTTGCGCCTCTTCAGCGTTGCGGATCAAGTCCTCGTCAATAACAGCGCCAGCATCACGCGCCGACTGACGCATCCCGTCAAGAGCGTCAGAGCCTTCGCGCAGCATGTTGACCATTGCCACACCTTCACGGCCAAACAGCGCCGCAGCCAAAGCCGCGCGTTCTGTCGGGCTTTCAATTTGCTGCATCTTGTCAGCGATCACGCCGAGCGCGTCATCTAGCGACATGGCCGTGAGATCCGAAGCCTCAAGATTTAATTCCTCAAGAGCATTCTTGGCCGCGCCAGTTCCCATCTCTGCTTCGCCGAGCCGCTTGGAAAACCGTTCTAAGCTGGATGTAAACTTTTCTTGCGAGACGCCCGCACCCTCGGCAACAAAGCGCAACTCTTGCAGTGCGTCTGTTGTCACGCCGATCTGGTCAGCCTTTTTGCCGATCTCGTCCATCTCCGCAGTGATGCGTTGCAGTTGGCCAATCACAACGCCTGCCGCCAAAGCGGGCAACACCCGCCGCGCAGCCGCCGAAACAAGGTCAAAGCCTTTTGACGCTTGGCTCAGGCTGGCAGTGGATTTCTTTTGGAAGCGTTGAACGCGACGTTCAGCATCACGCATCTTGCGCTGAAACTCTTTATCCCGCGCTGATAAGATGACGTTAAGTTGTTCTGCGCTGATCGCCATCTATTTTCTCCACTAGCTGCCGGTATTGTTCTTTGGTCATCGCCTCAGAACCTGGCTTTTTCGGTGAGTGCGCTTCTGACCATCCAGCAAAGACAAGGAATGTGTCTTTCGGGATCATATCACGGATCTGTTCAGGTTTTAACCCTATTACGATGCCGTTTTTAATCATGTTTCGGACGTTCAGTCTTTTTGGCTGCTCTCCGCTTCGGTCTTTTTTTTTGAATCCGCCTCGTCCATTGCATCAGGCATGAAGGCGATGCCCAGCACGGCCTGCGCGATCTGATAAAGCTGCATCAGCCGATCCGGCCCACAAGTAGCAACAATCGCGTCGGCTTCGTGGTCCTTCTTGCCCCCACCCACAAGCGACAACGCGATCAGATCGCGCACCTCTTGGGATGTCGGCTTTTTGCCCCGATTAAAAAAGCCTTCCCAGATCTCAAAGATGCCGCGATGCTTATCCTCGAACCGCTCAATTTCACGGTTACGCAGCATGAACGTGTAAGAGGCGTCGCCGAGATACTCGACAACGCCCCCACGCGGCGCTTCAGCCGTAATAGTCATTAAGCCGCCGTAAACGTAACAACGCCAGTGCTTTCGAGGCTAACGCTATAAGTCACGCCACCTTCGGTTTCACCGCCGAACTCAAGAGTTGGCAGGCGGAACGCGCCAGCAAATGTGCCAAAGTCAGGGACGACAATTTGAAAGTTGGCTTGGTTGTCGTTCTGCATGGCGACAGTGTTCATGCGCGCTTCCGCCGTGCTGTCTTCAAAGAAGCCGTCGCCAGAAACTGACACGTTCTTCAGTCCCGCCAGCGTTTCAGTCCACAACGCGCCTTCCGGCGACGTGCAGTCAGGCGTGGTCACGTCAATCGCGGAGTTGTTGATTGTCAGCGATTTACTGTTCAATCCACAAAGATTAGTAAAAGTCTCCGATACTTCGCCATCCCCGATCTTAACGAGCAGGGCGCGTCCAAGTTGTTTAGCCATGTTCGGCCTCCATCATTTGCGCTTGCCCACAGCGCGGGGTTTAGGCGATCTCCTCAAGCATAGCTTGAAGCACGATAACAGCCGTATAGCCACGGCCATCATCATCTCTTGTAACAGAATACGTCTGAAAAATCATCTCCACAAGGTTATGGCCTTCCAGCGTGATAGACGCCTCCTGACGGTGCAGAGCCTCTTTGACCGCCTCGACTATGCGAACAGCTTCAACACGGCCTGACGCGCTGCGAGAGTGCGCCTCAAGAGATATGCTGACCTCAGCGCCTTCTGTTGTGTCGGTGTCAAAGGCGCTCGGCTGTGTTTCCACAAAACGCAAATATGGGAAAACTGCATCTTGCGGCGGCTCGTCATAAACGCGCTGACCAACAATATCAGTGACGCCCGCATTAGCCACAAGTGCTGCGCGAACGCCTTTTTGAACCGCGAGGGCGAAACCATCAGCCACCGGTGGCCTCCTTTAATCCCTTACGGATTGCGGACTTCACGCTTCGCTGAAACTTTTTGCCGGTGTGCTGTTGCGCAATGCGGATGTAAGGCGACGGATTTGTGGTGCCTCGGTTGCCCTTTTTGCGGCCAAACTCAACGGCACGCGCTTTCTTCTGCGCTTCTTTGGTGGCGGGCGCAGCTTCAACCGATCCAACCAAGCCGTTTTCGTCATACTGCGTAAAGATCCAGCCTTTAAGTTCCCCGCTATGAACCCGGACAAGAGCCTTCGCCAGCCGCGCCGTGGCCTCGGTGTTGGTCCGAACGCTTTTCTTCAAGCGCGCCTCAACAGTTTTCGGCATCTTTCGGAACTGTTGCTGTAGCTTTTTTGCACCAGTTACCCTCATGCCGCCACCCCGCGCTCTAATTTGAACTCAAGCACAGTGCCTTTGCGATCCACTTGTATCACATCCTTGATCGCCCAAGTCTTGCCACGAATGATGACCCGATCCGCTGCGGTTATTTCGTTTGTTGTGCTGTCACTGCGAACCCGCATTGTCGCCGCCCCCACATCTGAAAGCACGCCGCCTTGAATGTCTTCTTTGCCCGTTCGCTCGCGCATGTCAGCCCAGCGCGTGGCGAAAAGCGTCCATCTAGTATAAACATTGCCGTAAGCATCAACAGAACCTTCCAAAAGACGCTCAAATGATGCACGCTCACGATATTGGCCAGCCTTAACCATACCAAGCATCCCGGTGCATATTAAGCAGGCTTTCAAAGCCAAACGGAATGTTTGACAACTCGTCCATGCCAGACTGCTCGCGGTTGTCGTACCAGTGGCCCACAATCAGCATCAGGGCGTGCCGGATGGTTTGCGGCACATCGTCAACGGTTTCGCCGTATCCGATAGTGTATTCGATCTTAATGGCGTCTTGCCGATCTTGCGTTTCCGGCCAGTCAAGTCCGTCTTTCGGCTGTAGCGTGGTGTAAGTGCTGGTTCCAAAGATCTCGTAGTTGTTCACGTCATCATCAACAAGCGTGCCGCTGAGATCGTAGTAGCTGATTTTGTTCAAGACCTGAAACGGGCCAAGTATTAGCTTCACTGCCCCAGTCGTTTCGCTGTCCAGCCACTGCGCCCACTTCTGCGAAATCATCGCCTGACCAAGCGCACCTTGCACATCAGTAAACGCGACAGCCACGTTTATAAGCCGGGTCAATAGTACATCATCATCGGGATGCTCGACGCGCAACTGGGCCTTCACCTCCGACAATTCAATCGGAGTGATGGCTGGCGCTTCGACCAGTTCAAGTGCGTGATGGCATTGAAGCGGCTTCGCCATTTACTCAGCCCTCGTCAGCAACGGCCTTGCGGCCACGCGGTTTCTTCATGGCCTTTTCAATTCGCTGTTCTGCGACCGGCTCGGCGTAACCACGCTTGACCAGATCCAAGGCTTCCGCCTCATTGCAGTCGATCACATCGCCTGCGTTGTGCGAAAAAGAAATCCCGGCCATCGAAGTCACAAGTTTCACTTTGGGCATGTCCGCCTCCTCATCAGCTTAGTGAGTGGGGCAGCGAACCGCCCCACCTAAAAGCTGACTTAAGAAGCCGCGTGGGTCAGCTTCTTGATCGCGGCATTGTCCAGAACCTTGGAGTCAACGCGGGCGAAGCCCACGAATGCAACCTGATCCGCCTCGGCGTAACGCTCGTCCAGACGCTTGATGTCAATCGGACGCGCGCGGCGCACGATGAACTTCTCCATGTCGCCGTAGAGAACCGACACGTTGGTTGCGCCGATGTCAGCCATCGCCGGGTTGACCACATAGGTCTCGCCAAGGATCGTCTCGGCAGCGCCGGTCTGCACGCTGGCGGGTTGCCAGATGTAGTTGCCTTCGCTGTCCTTGATCTTGCGCAGAGCCTTCAGCGTCGAATCGTTGAACATGAACGCAGTGTTCGGCGAGCGGCGGTAAGCCGAGTCAACCGAATGCTGAAGTTCAATCAAGTCATCGAACGTGATCGCTGTTGCGGCAGCTTCAAAGCCCGTGCCTGCGCCTGTGACGACGCCGGTCGGCTGGTCAGATCCGGTGCCGGTGGTCAGCGATGCGCCGATGCCACGACCGAAACGCTCGGCCATCAGGCTGCGCAGTTCGGCCTCAAGGTTGATCGCCGTGTCTTGCAGCAGTTCGTTCGACACCTTGATCAGGCCCGAAGTGAACTTGAACGCGCCCAGCGTGACCTGACCGAACGTCGCGTCATCCTCAGATGCCGCCGTGTTTTCCGCCAGAAGAACAGCCGTGTTGCCGGTGTCGTTTGTGGTCGGCATGGTCAGCGGGTTGCCCGCAGCCGTCACAAGCTGACGCGTCACGTTCTCATCGAACAGCGGCGAGTAAGCCACCATCGACTTGATCAGTTCCGGGATCAGTTCGGTCGGAACCGTGAAGCCACCTTCGGAGTTGGTGCCAGCCGATTGTGCGCGATGCTCACGCAGCGCTTCACGCGCCTCGCGAGGCAGGTCGCCAAAGCCGTGACGCAGGTACTCGTTGAAAGCGCCGCGATAGTCGATCTCGTCAGAAACGTTGATCTGGCGGGATTCCTTGGCTTCCATCGGTGCCTGGGTGCGCTCGTTGATGGCTTCCAGCTTGCGCTGTGCATCGTCCAGCTTTTCCATGCGTGCGACGCGCTCGGCCAGCTTGTCGTGGTCGGCCATCATCTCGTCAAACTCGCGCTCGATTTCAGCCGCGCGCTCTTCGGGGGTATCGTCGGCAACTTCCGACAGCTTGGAGCGGGCCTCGGTGGCGATGTTCGCCATCTTCTCCCGCATTTCTTTAATTTCAGCCATTTTGGGCCTCCATCTAAGGGATCTGGTCTGCCATCACG